AAAATTAGCACAAGCTACTTTGGAAAACGGAACTGTTATTGAAAGTGAAAATTTCGCTGCAGGAAGTGAAGTGTTCATAGTAACAGATGACGAAAAAGTAGCATTACCTGTAGGCGAATACTCTTTGGAAGATGGAGAAATCCTTAAAGTAGAAGAAGAAGGTATTATTGCATCTATAGGAGCAGCAGAAGAAGCACCTGAAGAGGAAGTAGAAGCTGCAGAAGAAGAAGAAATGGGATACGCAACTAAACAAGATTTAGCAGAGGTTAAAGAAATGATTGAAGAAATCAAATCTATGATTGAGCCTAAAGAAGAAATGAGCGAAGAAGTTTCTGAAGAAGAAGTTAAGGAAGAACTTAACGAAGAGGTAAAGGAAGAGGTTGAATTATCAGCAGAAGAGCCTGTTGCTAAAGTAACTCACAATCCTGAAGCTGAAACTAAAAAGAATTTAAACTTATTTGCACAGAAAAGAAATATGACTACCGCAGATAAGGTAATGCAAAGAATTGCAAACATTAAAAAATAAACACTAAATAATAAAAAAATGCCAACAACAACAAGCGTAACAAGTACTTATGCAGGAGAGTTTGCAGGACAATACATCTCTGCTGCTCTATTAAGTGCTAACACTATTGAAAACGGAGGGATTACAGTTAAGCCTAACGTAAAATTTAAAGAGGTAATCAAAACTATCTCTACTGATGACATCGTAAAAGATGCTTCTTGTGATTTCACAGCTACTTCTACTCTTACACTTGACGAAAGAGTACTACAGCCTGAATATCAGCAAGTGAATTTACAACTATGTAAGTCTGATTTCCAAGATGATTGGGAAGCTATTTCTATGGGTTTTTCAGCACACGACACACTACCATCTAACTTTTCAGATTTCTTAATTTCTCACGTAGCTGCTAAAGTAGCACAGAGAACAGAGACTTCTATTTGGGCAGGTTCAACTGCAACAAGCGGACAATTTGATGGTCTTATGACTTTATTAACTGCTGATGCTAACCTACCACAAGCAAACGAAGTTGCAGGAACGACTGTAAATGCGGGGAATGTTATAACCGAATTAGGAAAAATTGCAGATTCTATAAATGCAAATCTCTATGGAAGCGAGGACTTAAACATATACGTTTCTCAAAGTATTGCTCGTGCATACGTGAGAAGTTTAGGCGGCTTTGCTGCAGATGGTGTAGGTGCTGCAGGTACAAACTCTATGGGAACACAATGGTTCAACAACGGAGCATTAACTTTTGATGGTATCAAAATCTTTGTTGCTAACGGATTAGGTTCTAACCAAGCTATTGCTGCTGAAAAATCAAACATCTATTTTGGAACTGGTCTCCTTTCTGACCATAACGAAGTAAAAGTAATTGATATGGCTGACATTGATGGTTCTCAAAACGTAAGAGTCGTAATGAGATTTACCGCAGGTGTACAGTATGGTATTGTTGATGACATCGTAACTTACGGTATCACTAACTCTGCTAACGACTAATAAACAGATTAACTAACTAAAGAGGGTGGGTAAGGTATATTCCTGCTCACCCTTTTTTAATATATAAAATATGGCTTGTGATTTAACACGTGGTAGAAAAGAACCCTGCAAGGATGTAGTTGGTGGTCTGAAAGCTGTTTACTTTACTGATTTTGGAGATTTCGGTACAGTAACTCAAACAGATGACGAAATTACTGATATGTCAGGTACTTTTACTGCTTACAAATATGAACTAAAAGGAAATAGTAGCTTTGAACAAGCTATTACTTCAAGCCGTGAAAACGGAACGACTTTCTTTGAGCAAACTTTAAACCTTACGCTTAAAAAGCTGTCTAAAGAAGATAACAAAGAATTAAAGCTATTAGCATTTGGTAGACCACACGTTGCTGTTGAAGATTACAACGGTAATGTATTTGTTATGGGTCTTGAACACGGTGCTGAAGTAACAGGAGGTTCAATTTCTACAGGAGCAGCTATGGGAGATTTAAGTGGTTACACTTTGACTCTCGCAGCATCTGAATTAAAACCTGCTAACTTTGTATCAAGTCCTACTGCTGCTGACCCATTTGATGGTATGAGTAGTGCGACTGTAACAGTTACAGAAGGTACAAACTCATAAACCGAGTTTCATTTGATTGAAGAGGGTGGCTATATGCTGCCCTTTTTTATTGCCCTTATAATAACAAATTCAAAGTTTTTTTATTGTATAAATATGATTGTATTAGAAGAAAGTGCATCAGCACAAACTATTAATTTAATACCAAGAAAGTTTACAAGTGGAACAAGTTACAACGTAACTGTTGTGAATGAAACTACAAATACAGAAGTACACAACGTAGATACTACATCTATAGCAGAACAACTGTATTACAATACTTATACTGCGGTGTTTAATTTAAAAGAAGATGTAAGCTATACGCTAACTATTAAAGAAGGTAGTGAAGTAATACACAAGGATAAAATCTTTTGTACTAATCAAGCTGACTTAACAGATTACACTATCAATAGTGGTGCTTTTATTTCTAATGATACAGATAACGAATTTATTACATTCTAATGGATAATTTACACATAGTTAATTTAGCATCTTACAATAGACCTAAAATCAGCGAGGACAAAAATCGTGATTGGGTTGAGTATGGGGATGACAACGACTACTATTCTTATCTGATAGACCTTTATACTAATTCAACTACAAACCATTCTATTATAAATGGTATTAGTAATATGATTTATGGAAAAGGTCTTGATGCTTTAGATAGTAGTAAAAAGCCTGATGAGTACGCTTCTATGCGTTCTATATTTTCTGACTCTTGTTTAAGAAAAGTAGTACTTGATTTAAAACTATTAGGTGAAGGTTCTTTTCAAGTGTTATATCAAAAAGGAGATGTAGTAAAAGCAGAACACTTTCCAAGACAAACACTACGAGCAGAGAAATGTAACGAAGATGGACAAATAGAAGCATACTACTACCATCACGATTGGGCAAAAGTAAAGCGAAGTGATAAACCTCAACGTATTGCTGCTTTTGGTTTTGGTAACGGCAACGAACCTGAAATTAAAATAGTAAAGAAGTACGTTAGTGGATATGATTACTATTGTCCTGTAGATTATCAAGGTGGATTGGCTTACGCTGAATTAGAAAGCGAAGTAGCTGACTACTTAATTAACGATGTACAAAACGGATTTAGTGGCACGAAAGTAGTCAACTTTAATAACGGTGTTCCTGATAGAGAAAAGCAGATGCAGATTAAGTCTGATGTAATGCGTAAACTTACAGGAGCAAGAGGTGAGAAAGTAATAATAGCTTTTAACAACAACGCTGAATCTAAAACAACAGTAGACGATATTCCATTAAATGATGCACCACAACATTACGAATACTTATCTAACGAGTGTTCAGCTAAACTAATAGTAGCACACAGGGTAACAAGTCCATTACTTTTAGGAATTAGAACAGAGAACAATGGTTTAGGGTCTAATGCAGACGAAATAAAGACTGCTGCTTTACTTTTTGACAATATTACTATAAAACCATACCAAGACCTATTAACGGACTGTATGGATGATATATTGTCTATTAATGGTATTTCACTAAAACTTTATTTTAAAACTTTACAACCTTTAGCGTTTATAGAAACAGACAACGCAATAACAGACGAAGCAAGAGAAGAAGAAACAGGAGTTAAAAACGAATTTTCTTTATCTAAAGAGTTTGATGATGATAAAATGTTTGACTTGCTTGAAGAATATGGTGAAGATGAAGATTTAGAGAATTGGGTATTAGTAGACGAAAGAGAAGTAGACTATGAGCAAGAAGAAGCATTAGATAAGATGATTGGTTTAGCTTCTACAGGAACTGCAAGACCTAACGCTACAAGTGAGCAAGATGGTGAGGTAGAAGATATGAAGTTTAAAGTACGTTATCAATATGCACCTCTTAAAACACAAGCTAATTCAAGAGAGTTTTGTAAAAAAATGGTTGGTGCTAGAAAAATATACCGTAAAGAAGATATAATGCAAATGAGTACAAGAGCGGTAAATGCAGGATGGGGATTAAACGGTGCAGCTACCTACGATATTTGGTTATATAAAGGTGGAGGTGCTTGTCATCATTTTTGGATGCGTAAGACCTATATGGCGGTAGATGTAAAACCTGATGCTACAAACCCAAACGCAGAGGTAAGTGTTAACAAGGCAAAGAAAGAAGGTTTTAAACCTGAAACTAATGACCCTAAAGTTGCAAAGCGACCAAAGGATATGCCTAATCAAGGATTCGTAAATAAGTAAGATATGGCAGATGCACTATTCATAACAAGAAAAGATTTAGTAAAGTTTAGTTCTGTCAACGGTAATGTAGATACAGACAAGTTCTTACAGTATATTAAGATAGCACAAGATATACATATCCAAAACTATTTAGGAACTGACCTTTATAGCAAGATACAATCAGATATTGTAGCAAGTAGTTTAACAGGAGACTATTTAGCACTTGTAAACGACCATATAAAGCCTATGCTGATACATTGGGGATTAGTTGAGTACTTACCCTTCGCAGCATATACAATCGCTAATAAGGGCGTATTTAAGCACAGTTCAGAAAATGCTACAAATGTAGAAAAGAACGAAATAGATTTCTTAATAGAAAAAGAAAGAAACGTAGCACAGTATTATACTGATAGATTCATTAACTATATGAGTTTTGAGGCAAGTTCAAAGTTTCCTGAATACTACACAAATAGTAATGATGATGTATATCCTGATAAAGATGCAAGTTTTGAAGGATGGGTATTATGAAATATAAACCAAAACAAGACAATGTAAATAAGTTAAAACAGTATTTAGCTTATATAACAAAAACCAAAAAAAGTAATTGTATTAAATATGGCAAACATTGAAGATTGGTACGGAAGAAATTCTATCGGATGGGGAGAATCATACGACTCTTCTTGGTTCGGTAATGCAAATGAAGCAAATAGTTGGGGTATTATATATCCTTTTAATGCTGATGGTAGTTTAATACTTGCAGACACCAATTTAATTAGTGCAGATACAACACAATATAAAGCAGACGCAACACAATTTTAAGATATGGCAAAACAAGTAATAGGAATCGGAAGTGCAGCAAACGATGGAACAGGAGACCCATTAAGAACTGCCTTTGATAAGGTCAACGACAACTTTGATGAAGTTTATGGTGCTGATTTTGTAGATTACGATAAATTAGGTACAGAATTTACTACTGCTGCGGTTATTTCTGCAAGCGATGTAGACTTTAGTTCTGCTGCGGTATTTACAAAAACAATATCAGGTAACACTACACTTACATTTTCAAACGTAGAAACAGGAATGGTTAAGGATTTAGTCATTACAGGTGCTTATACTTTAGCACTACCTGCATCGGTTAAGACAATCACAGGAACGTATGATGGTTCAGTAGGAAACCTAATTCAAA